GACTGTTGTACGTTTGTATAATTACAATAACGAGTGGTACACTGCAACAAACAGATGTATAAATGCCAAGGAAAGCTTTTGGGCAAATACGTCGAGTTTTCATGATTTGTTCTTTGAGGTCTTTGATAAACAGGATTTGGACGACCTTGATATTAACTTTACGTATATATTCATTCTCCTCCACAAAGACAATAGAATTGTTGTGAGGCACAATACGAACACGTTAGTATACTTGGGGAAGATGTTCAACTCATTGGACACAAATAATAAAATTCATCTTGAAAACTTGTTTGAGAGAAATCCGTTGATCAAGCTACCTGAAAGCATCGAATATAGTCCCGACATGACGCTTGAGGAGTTGTTTACTCCGCTCAAAAGAGGGCTCATCATCAAGGCCAAGGACACGGCAGATGTTTACAGAATTGATTTTGAAAAATACAAGGAGGCAAAACAAGTGCGAGGTAACACTCCTAACATTAAATTACGAATCATTGAACTTGCAAAAGAGTCATCGTACATGCTTGAGGTATTTAGAAACACGTTTAGTGAGCACATTTGTGAGGTTGACAAAGTCATGTCCAAGTTGGATAACTTGGTAAATAGTATATACAAGTTGTATGTGGATTCACATATAAAGCATAAAGTACAAGTGGGCGAATCCAACCTGTATTATAGAACATTGAAGCAACTACATGCACAATACAAGACCACGGGGGTGCCCATAAGTGTCGATGCTGTCAAAGCCAAGATTTTTAGCCTTGACAAGTTTGTGATTTACAATCTATGTGAATTGTGAATTGTGGAGTGTAGTGAAGTGGTGTGGTATTAAGTAGTTTTGGAAATGTAATTTTTTTGTTTATTATTAATATAATAGTTAATAATAGTTATCAATGAGTGATTTCACCTTGCCACTTATCGGTTTAACAACATTTGTGGGTTATTTATTTAGCAAGAATGGCAATCCAAGGAAGGCTTATTCTAATGAGCATAGGGGTTTGGAGGCATTTGAAAGGCCAAATGGGGCGACAATATATAGTTCCAACAAAGTTGAAGAGGTCAACGCCGAGATGCTTGAAAGATCTAAAAGTAATTACAAAAAGGCGGAGGATCCTGCGAGTACAGGGGTGATTCCCCCGATGTTCAATGCATTGAGCACTGAGACCTACCATACAAAGGACATTGATAGGACGGTTGATGTAACGGTCCCTATGAGGCAGTCAATTGACATTGAGAGGAGGCCAATGTTTAAAGATCAAGTCGAGTACATTGGTCGTGAGCGAGTGGACAAGGATGACCAGACGGAGATTAGTTTATTGACGGGGAAGGCCATTGATAGGGAGCATAACAATATGGTTCCATATTTTGGAAGCAACATTAAGCAAAACGTGGAGACATTTCAGAACGAGTCTATTTTGGATAGACATACGGGCAACACGTCTACATTCCGACACAAGTCAGAAGTCAAGAACATGTTTGAGGAGCAAGCGGAGGATATACACGGTCCTATTTTTTCCAATGCGGTACAAACGGATAGATACATACCTTCATTGTATAGACAGAACGAAAAGCCGTTTGATGATAAGAAAGTGAACCGTCCTATTGCTGGAACAATAGATAATACAATCAAGCCGGTATTCAAGGATGTGAACGAGTTGCGGGTTGGGAATCGTTTGAAGGAATCATACGATGGTCGGACGATTCATGGGAAGCGCGGAGAGGTGCGGGGAGTTCAGAGCGAGTTTGTTAAAAGGCGTCCACCGACATTCTATGAACAAAGTTCTGAACGCTTGTTGAAGACGACCGGGCATGTGTTGGGTGAGAGAGCGAAGCAAGATTATTCAACCAACTTTAAAGCCACGTCACGTGAGGATTACAATATGGAGTATTATGGAGCAGTTGGTGGGGACAAGTTGAAGGACAAGCAGAGGGTTGATGTACAAGAATCCAAGAGGCAGAATTTTTCAAACGATTATTCTCGGAATGTCAAAGGGGAGACAAGTAGTACGCATGATTATGGGAAATCAAGTATGACACCATATGAGACGGAAAGGGCCACGACGGACTCGCGCACACATGCATTAAATGTAAACAAAGTGACATTAGGGAAAAGGACACAAAACCAAGACTTGGCCAAGGCTACGATCAAGGAGACTACATTGATATTTGACAATAGTGGCAATGTCAAAACAAAGTTTGATATGGGCAGAGCCAAGGCGTTTGACTCTGGTGTGTTGGACATTGTGATGAGGCCGACTCACAAGGAGAGCACCATTAACAAGAATTACAAGGGTATGATGCAACAGAGCAAGGGGATGGGGTATACAGTTAACAAATATGATGCACGAGCGACTAACAAGGAGTCTTTGCAAGAGAATGGTGACTATCAGGGCAATCCCAACCTTGTTATGGAGGGTGTGTCTCGTGGCAACTTTGACAATGCAGAGATAAGAAGCAACAAGGAACATGTAGTGTCAGGAGAGCGTCCATCGGGGCCACAACACTTTCAAATTGGTTCAGGGGTGGGAGCACATGGCGAAATTAAGACGAGTTGGAATATGATGTTGAAAGAAAGGGATGACGACCGGGACAAAATGAACGTCAACATGCAAAGAGTCATTCCGACAAAGGAGAGTGTAGGGTATGTAAGTCGGTGGAATGTGGACGATGAAAAGATGGACACTGTCCATTCCGATCGCCTTCAGCCTGACTTGGTCCAACAACAGCATGACATCAATCCATTTTCCATGTATTCAAAGAAAAAGTATCTTCATATGGACCACAAAGATTTGAAATAAAAATTGATTTGACAAGTGAGTTTTAAAAAAATAATTAAATCTGCGCAATTAATTATTTAAGTGAATGACGACGTCTGTGCATTTTGATCTTTCTCTAAACACACATCACGACACGTATTCAAATGACGAATACGATCGCAAGCAAATCGAGTCCATTTTGTTGCTAAAGTTGCAAAACAAAATAACATTGCAAAAGTGGAACAAAATTTTAAAAAAGCTCAACAATTACAAAATGAACGAAATGGTTGTGCACAGTAAGAGTTTGGACAACATGTATATCCACGCGTGAACGCGTTTTTGCGTTTCGACCTTTATATTAAAAATCTGCTTCGGAGAATTGAGAGTTTTTGTAGTTTGCATTGATGTACGAATTCACATCCGTGGAGCTAGTTTGAAGCAAATTGTTTTTGTGTTGCTCAAGCTTGTCGACGAGAATGTCGCGTTCCTTTGTCAATTGTGGATTTGTCAATTGTGTGGTCAAGAGCTCTGAATTTACCTCTGCAAGTCTATCTTCAAGTGACTTTATGTTTTCAAGCGTATCCGTAATCTGTAGACTGCTCACAAGATCCTTTCGGATGTCATCAACTGAATGCCCTTGTGCAGCAATGGGTTGTAGATTTGCCTCAATGACTTTGCTGAGCTCCGCGTTTGCAAGTGTTTTCTCCTCGTCACTATAAGAATTAAACTTTTTTGAAGCTGCATCTAGACTGACATTGAGTGCAGCAAGCTTGTGCTGCGTTTCTTCAACTTCTTTTTGCAAAGCCCGGATATTGTTCAAAACAGCCACAGGGTGCTCTTGTGTCTGTTCATTGCTCCGACCCTCTTTGATAGCTTGTTTCATCATGTCATTTTTGCGCTGCTCCCATTGCTCGTTTGCCAACTCTTTGTTTTCCAAATATGACTTGATCAATTCGTTCAATTGAGTGTTTTGGTATTCTACGTCCGTTACGTCATATGGTTGAACGCTCAAAGGAAAGAACTTGCCAATTTCAACAGTATAAATGTCATAGTCGTTGTTCATCCGCATCAACTTTTGGGTCATCGCCTTGGCTTTCTCGAGTGTTTCAGCCACCCCCCTCACTTTTAATCCCCATACATCACATTTTTGTGGCATATGCGGCCCAACAATGGAAACTAAACCGTATTTTTGGTTTGGAACCTCTGGATCCTCGTAAAGATAATCAATGGTTTTGGTCGCCATTTTAGTGATAGTGTAAAGTGTATATAGAGGTATGAAACATTATTTTATGGGAATATTAACGCGAGGTTTCGTTGATTCTACATTGACTCTTTCATACATTTCTCTAAAATGCTTTTCTCGTTGTTCGTTACTATATTGCATCAAATGTAATGTAAAAGAACTCTTTGTAAGACTATTGTTTCCTAATATACTCGTGTCCACCGGTAGTATATGTTCTTGAGAGTCCATGATATCCCTTTGATATAATCTATTAAACATTCCTTGTTCATATTCGTCTCCAGCCCATAAGCAATTATTGCATTGCCATTTTAAAGTATTGGCGTCTTTCTTCCAAAAACTCTTAGGGTAATTTTTAAACCATACACTTGCAAAGTTTTGTGCCCAATCTGTATTCCTTACCATCATTATACCTGTATTCATCTCGTAATTACCTGGATATGGATCCATAGAAACATACATATCCCAACTCCTATTTGTAATATCATCAAGAGAAGCCATTATACTTTCTAAACGCGTCGAAAAGTACTTTGGATGCACAATTGCATCTAAATCAAAATAAACGATTATAGAATCTGGCTCCGTACTTTCTAATAAATTGTACATGTCCTTCACACGAATCCAGTATGGTGATAAATTACTCACTGAATTGTGATTATATACTTTAAAGTCGTACCCATGCTTTTCACAGTAAAGTCTCATAATCGCTATCGAATATTTACCATACTCTGGTAATTTAGGATAATCTATGGACATATAGACATACACCTTTTTACTATCATGTTTTTTGTACGCTGTATGATTGTATATATTGTCTAAAAATGCTTTTGGATGGACCTTTATGTTGTAATTTTTTATGATTTGTGGCCTAGTTCGGAGAATTCCATATCCTAAACATACAATAATCATGCAAATTATTAGTAGAATGGAAACCAATCCTTTCCTTACAACAACTACCTCATTAGTCTTCATTATTATACATTCATAAAAAATGTTTATGCTTTGTTATTTTTTATTGTTTGAAATATCACATCATATCTAGGCAAAAACTATTTTTTTTTATATAACAGTCTATAAAGAATAATGTTTTCCCACAGAGTCAAAAATTCGGACATTATGGCAAGTCTAAAGGGCATTGAGCGAAGAATGATGGCAATAGAAAGGGGGGAGCATCTGAAAACAGTGGTAGGAAAAATTGATGACATCTACTTTGAGAACGAAATTGTAAAGCACAATCTCTATTTAGATCAAGAGCTACGAAATTTAAAGGACGAAATCAACAAGCTCAAGGTGCAAATAAATAAAACAATACAAGGGATTGACCTTTGTTTAAAGGAAGCCACTTCTTTTGTTTAATAAATGGATGCTTTGTGTGATTTAAAACGACAAGTCAGAGCCGTTGTTGAACATTTTACATTGCTCGATGTCAACAACCAAATAGACAACCAAATAGAATGCAAAATACTAGGATCAACAAACAAAGATTATCGCTTGATATTTACATGGGACGTGAGTGAATTGCAGGTGCACCACCAATGCACTTGCAATGACCACACATATAGAAAAGTCATTTGTAAACACCTTTATTGGTTTGGTGAAAGTTTCTTGGCAAGGAAACAACCAGCCTTTTGGACACTGAATGACTTGACGCAATTTATGAGCGACTATCTTTACTTTCAGAATTTGATGGTGGGGTTGAATGACACTTGCCCGATTTGTTTCAATTGTATAGATTATGCAAGTGAGAACACATTGTGTTGTGTCTCAAGCTGTCAGAATTCTGTACATGCAGAATGCTGGAAACGTTACACGCACATCACTCCAACATCCAAGTGTGTTATATGCAGAAGACAATCAATGCCACACTAGTCAGCTAGATAGAGGGGTAGAAAAGCCATGTTATTGACTTGTCTTTGCTGGCCATTTCTGCAACTATTTTCTTAAAAATTTCGTCCTGTTGTCGTAACTTGTCAGCACTTTTTAGCAATGGAAAATACTTTGCAAACTCATGAAGTCCTAGTATCTGGAAAAACTTGTGCAAGCAATAAGAATAACTCAAAAAGTTTCGGCGTGAAGGTGGTTTGTACTTTTCGTATGGCTCTTGAATCTGCTGAAACATAATTTTTATTTTTTGTTCAATTTCAGCAGTAAGCTTAAAGGGGGGTCGATTGTTGATTCTATTTATGATACCAATAACATTGTCGTAGTACTCATTAAGACCAAGTCTTTTCAAGTATTTTTTGACCTTTTCTTCAGTCAAAAGATTCAAGTCTCGAAGTCTCTCCTTTTTGGTTTCAAGGATAACTTTGTCAATAACGTCTTGGGGTATAATCCTGTTTTCCTTGGATTGGAAACGACGAATCCAGTCTTCCAAGTGACTCTTTTTGTCATATGTGAATTGGGTTCTATAGTCGTACTCTTGCATTTCTTTATAGGATAGGTCACCAGATGCATCTACTGTTGAGATGCAATGTCCACACAAAGAGCAAACCATGAATCCGTCAACGAATGTCATATACACAGAGCATTCTTGGCACATGCTGGCATTCAAGTCTATCAAGTGTTTAAGAGAAGAATTGCTCGGGTCAAACCTCGTCATGTACTCGTAAGTTACTTCGGCCTTTTTCTTTATTATACTATTTAGCTCATCAACGTTTTTACTAGCACTTGCACTTGCAAGTATTTTGCTCTCTTGTTGCTCAAGCTCGGCATATGTCATCATGAGTTGAGAAGAATCCAAAAGATAGTCAATCTCGTCCGAACTGTTGTGAGAAAGCTCTTGCAATTGCTTTTCAAGGTCAATAATTGTAGCTTGATTCTTGTCT